ATGGCGACCAAGCCCAAGATCAAATGGCTGACCCTCCGCGAGGGCATTTGGTACTATGAGCGCCGCGTACCGGATCGCTACAAGCACCTCGATCCCCGATCGAAAGTGCGCCTTAGCTGCGAGACGTCGGATTTTGCCGAAGCGGTGACGGCACGCGATCGTCTCAATAAGATCGCCGAAGCGCACTGGCGCTCGCTGGTGCATAGCGCCGGCACTGATTCGCAAGAACGCTTTCGCGCAACTGTAGCGAGAGCGCGCCTCGAGGGTTTCGCCTATATCCCGGCCAGAGAGTTGATGGAGACGTCGCGAGAGGAGCGATTCGCGCGGCTGGAGCGCGCGGCGGCCAACCTGGAAGGCAAACCCCAAACGAAGGCCTCGTCAGCCGATCATCAGCAACTGTTCGCGGCGGTGATGGGCACAGCCGAGGAGCCGCCGATCCTCATTTCAAACCTCGTCGAAGAATATGAGAAGGCAACTAAGGACAAGCTTTTGGGCAAGTCCGAAAAGCAGGTGCATAAGTGGCGCCTGCCTCTGACGCGGGCGGTGGGCCATCTCATCGCCGTCATCGGAGACAAGCCAATCGCGGCTGTCACCCGCGCCGACGCAATCCGCTTTCGTGATCGCTGGTTCGAATGGATCAGCACTGGCAAGCCTGAAGAAGGACCGGATGGCGAAACCGTCATGCGAGTGCTGAAGGCGGAAACGGCCAACAAGGACATCACGCATATCGGCAAGATGATCGCCCTCCTTTCGGATCGGCTTGATCTCGATTTGCCGCGGCGCTTCCAGGGCCTTCGCTTTGTCGCGGATGAAGAAGACGAAGAAGACGGACGCGCCCCCTTCGCGACCAGTTGGATTCGCGACCGCATCTTGGCCCCGGGCCTGCTCGAGCGCCTGAACCCAGCGACGCGTGGCGTTATCCTGACCATGATCAACACGGGCGCGCGGCCCAGCGAATTGACGGGTCTGAGGCCTGCCGACATTCGCCTGAAGGCTGAGATACCGCACATCCGAATCACCAGCTACACGGGAAGGAAGCTGAAGACCCCGTTTTCCAAACGGGAGTTGCCTTTGGTCGGACCCTCGCTGGAAGGGGCCAAGCTCCTGCTGGCGACGGCCGGCGAATATAAGGACAACACAGATTCTCTGTCCGCCCTCGTCGGCAACTTTTTCCGAGACCATGATTTGAGGGAGAGGGAAAGGCAGACGCTCTACTCCCTTCGCCACTCCTTCAAGGATCGCCTCACCGCAGCAGACGCGCCGGACATCATCGATGCCAGATTGATGGGCCACAAATTCAACCGCCCCGGCTACGGCGACGGCCCAACCCTTGAGAAGAAGTTCGAATGGGTCAAGAAGATCGCGATCTATCGGCCTTCGGACGAGCCGTCCTGATCGATCTTCGCGCTCGGTAGCGGAAACGGCCCGGTGCCGGCAGGTGCCGGCCATAGCCCTTGCTACGGCTGGCACCTCCACGGAGTGAACGAGGTATCAACTGATCCCATAGCAGCGGAAACTCATCCCTCGTTGGGTCAGCGGGGCGAACTCCCTCGCTTCAGCTACCGCTATGCATCAAGCAGGAAGGTGGCTGCGCCATTCCCCCAGAGGAAAACTTCATTGTGAGCCTGTCCGATCCCGACCGGCACGACAGCGTCTGCGCTGTCAAGGAATTCTCCGTCCACAATGATGCTATCAATATAGAGATTTCGATCCTTACCTGGGCCGGCATTGACGTCGTTGACAAACTCCACGCTCACGCTGCGCGCGTCCGCGAAATACCCGGAAACATCTACGTTCTGCCACACACCCTGCTTGTGTGAGGCGTTCACAGTCCGAACATCGCCAATCTGCTCTCCGTCAACCCGGATGATGAATTGAGCGTGGCCGTCATGCGCGTCTTCAGAAATTCGCAATCTCATTCCCGTCGGGGAAGACGCATTATCGAAATCGAAAGCGGCCTTGCCATTGCTCCAGAGGGCGGTTTCCCGGCCAGACTGCCCCGCTCCGGCGATAATCTTTGCATCCCCTCCGTCTACGACGTTCCCCTCAATGCTCACATGATCAACATAGAGGTTTCGATCTTTGCCGGCGCCGGCACCCTTGTCGTTGATGAATTCCACCACGACCTGACGGGCGCTTTGAAAATCGCCCCGCAGCTCAAGATCGTCCCATTGGCCGGCCTTATGCGAGGCGTGGGCTGTCTGAACGCCACCAACCTGCTTCCCATCGACCTTCACAACGAACTGAGCGTCGCCTTGGTATGAATCTCCAGACACTCGAAGCTTTAGAAGATCTGAATTTGCCTCTTTTGGCGTAGCGACAAACAAGTGGGATTGACCATTGATGTCTGTGAACTCCCCGACGACCTGACCTTTTGCGTTGACATCGAATAGATGCACGTCTTTCGCTTGAGGCACCGCGATGTTGGGAATATTGGTATTGATTGCGTCTTCTACGATTGGGCCAGAAAATCTTGAATATCCATTACCGTCGATACGGAAATTACCAATTTCAATTGGACCCCAATGACCGCGATAGTCATACCCATCCAAGGGGTTCGCATACGTACCAGTAACAGCCCCCATGACATCAAAGCCAGTTACATAAGTGTTTATTTCATTGTATACTACGCCAGAATTTTCTCCATCAATATAGAATCCATGTACAGGGTAATACCTGAATCCTGAATATGTTTGCTCTATTGGTCCTGAGAAACTACCAAATACTCTTCCCGCATCATCAATATTGGCTGAAATGGAGTAAACACCATCCCCGAAGTCGATCAGCTTGGCGAAATTATATTTCGAAACGGAAATCATTTTTCCTCCACGCCAGCCCCAAATTCGAGCCGGCCAAAACCTCCTTAAGTTGTGCTGGAAGCCGCTCAGGAATGCTACCTATACGCGAGTTAGGCGATCAGAATTTTAACCATGTTGCGAAGCTACAACATCATCGATACCGATCGCAAACCGTGCGCGGTTGGGCTTGACTTCACTCTTGATCTGCCCGCAGGAACAATGCGCGCGGTAGCGGAAACGGCCCGGTCACGGTCGGCAGCGGCCAGAAGCCGTGCCAGGGCCGATGCTCCACCGACGTGAACCAGGTCTTGAATTCGGTGACGCATCCGCCGCGCAGGCGCCACGGGCCCCAGTCCTGAACGCCCGGCGGGCGGTTGGTCGGCGTCCCGTCCTGCTGGTCTTCGAATTCGAACATGGCGCGCCGGAACCGGCCGGCCGGATCGCCGAAATAGATCTGCTGCCGTCCGTCGATGTAGCGCGCGTCGGAGCGCACCTTGCTCATGACGCCTGAGACCAGCGCATCTCGGCCGTCACAGACGGCGCTCGTCTGCGTGAACGCCTCGAACACGACGACCGAGCCGGAGCACTCCCCGGTGTCAGGATTGACCCGCCCGTCGCAGATGGTGACCGGCGCGAGAACAGGGGCATAGCTCACCTCGAGCCGGCCGGCCTCATAGCGAAGCCCTTGGGCGGAGAAGTAGGCGACGAGCGCCACCACGCCGCAGCCGATCGTCAGGACGGCCCTTTTCGCCGCGCGCCGCAAAGCCTGCAGATGCTCATTCATCGCTCGTGTCCTTTGCGATGCGGCCGCGACGAACGCGCCAGAAGTGGAAGAGGTCGATGATGAAGCCGCTCACCGAAACGCCGCCGATGCCGACGACGAAGGCCGACAGGCGCGCCAGTTCCTCGGTCGTGCCGGTGATCGGCCCCAGCTGGGCCGTGAGGGTCGGGATCGCGATCGGCGCGAGATAGACGGCGCAGATGCCGCCGACCGCGACCTGGATGACGCCGTCGGTGAAGCTGCCGCGCCGGGTCATCCAGCCGACGGCGCCGCCGAGCGCGCCACCAAGCGCCAACCGCGCGTCGGCGCTGAAAAGCCATTCCATGTGCTGCCCGTCCTTCTGTTGGGGCTGAGTCGACGGGCTCGGGCGAGCGCGATCAGGAGCCGGCCGCGCGGACCGCGCCGGCCAGCGCGTCGTGGCGCGCCCCGCATTCGCCGAGCGCCTGACGGTCCCTCCCCCAAAGCCGGACGGCCTCGGGCATCGTCAGATCGCGCGGCGGCACGTCAGCGACGGGCCGGCACGGCTGCGTCAGGCTGGGCGGGACGCGGGGCGGAGGGAGCGGCAGAGGTGCGACCGATACGGTCGAGTTCGTTCGACACGCGGCGAGGCACAAAGACGCGGCAAGCAGCGCCGCCGGCCGGAGGAGCTTCATCGGGTTTCTCCTGAAGGGCTTGCTCGAGAGAGACGAGGCGCGCCTCCTGCTCGGCCGTGCGCCGGGCATAGTCCGCCTCGATCGCATTGATTTTGGTCTGCCGGGCGGCTCGGTCGGCTTCAGCCGCCTGGGTCGCCTCGATCAGGCGTTCGGCGTTGGCGAGGCTTTCGACCTTGCGCCCGTCCTCGCGCGCGGCCGGCAAGGCGAAGAAGACGCCGTAAGCGCCGACCATGCAGCAACCGATCGCGAGGCCGGCGACGACGGCCGCGGCGAGGTTGAACCTGTCGAGCGGGCCCATCATTCTTCATCCCCGATCGGGAGGAGCGGGACGGTCTGTCCGGCCAGCGCGTGGGTGCAGTCATCCAGGAACTGGATATGTCCGTCCCTGACGAAGGAGTGGCAGACGAGGGGCGGCGGATCGATCGTTTCGCCGGCCATCACCCGCTTATGCTCATCGTCGGTCAAAGGCTGCACGCCCTGCACGAGGACCGACGGCTGGAAGGTTGGCTTGCCATAGTCGCCGTTCCAGGACCATCGTGGACCGGGCCCCTCGCCCACCCGGATTCCGTGCCGCTGGTTGCACCCGGGGCATTGGAGGAAGAGTTGCCCGCCCGCGCCGAAGCGCAACACACCGCGCGCGCCCATCATTCGATCCCCGACACGCAGAGCTCGGCCTCGCCGAGGCGCTGCGCGTCACCCATCTCGCGACGCTTCACCAAGCCGTTGACGATCTCGCCGCCCGCCTTGTTGAATGCCGTCTGCGCTTCGCAGGCCGGCCGGTAGCGCCGCGCTGTCAGATGCCGGGCGGCCGTGGATCGGATCATGGCCGGCGCGCCGAAGTTATAGGCTCCCGACGTCATCGAGGCCTGCACGCTGACCGGCGCGGCCAGGAACCCCGGAACGCCATCGACGAGCGGCAGGTAATAGTCGCGCACGACGCGGCGCCGGAGCATCGCCTCGCACTCGGCCGGCGTGAAGCTCATGCCGGATTTGACCGGCTGGCCGTTGATCCGGGTTTCGCCGTAGCAGATGTCCCAGATCTTGGCGTAGCGGTCCCAATGGGATTTCAGGGCAAGCCCTTCCCACGGCTTGATCAGCCGATCGACGGCCAGCGCGACGGCCGGCGGGGTCAGCCCCTTGTCGATCGCGGCGCGGATCGTGGCCGGCGTTTCGGCCGGCGTGCGTGCAGTCCAAGCGGACCAGCCGCCGGTGATGGCGAGCGCGGCCGCGCCCGCGAGAGCGGCTTTTCCGCGCTTGGTGGCGACGATCTTATGGACGGGCATCGTCATCCTCCGGCAGCGAGTTCTGCGCGACGATGCGGGCGACGAAGGCGCCGGCCGAGGCGAAGGCGCAGATGAGCGCGAAGATGCGCGGCTGGATCGGCAGCGCGCCGTCGAAGGCCGGCAGCGCGACTTCGAGAAGGGAAAAGAGGAAGGCGGCCGCGATGAAGCGCAGCGACCAGGCGCGCCTGATCACCGCCCGCCAGTTGGCGACGAGGGTCATGGTGTCTCCGGGGCGTAAAGTGGGCTCGTGAAAACAAGCTGACGAATTGATGGTGGTGGAGTCGCCGAAGCGTGCGAGGCTGCCGGGCAACCTCGAAAGGATCGGCACATGGGTGAGAAGCGCAAAGGCTCCAAAGAGGGCCGCAAGCCCAAGAAGGCGGTCGAGAAGACGATCGCTGCAGCCCCCAGCCTGAAGGGCGGCGTTCTGGCCGGCGGGAAGTCGGCTAAGTAGCGGCGTCGATGGTAGCGCGGTGCACCCGCGCTCCGTTGAGGGCCCGGCGCTATGGCCGGGCTAGTTGGGTCAGGCGGCGATCGCGCCGACGCCCTGCAGGTAGGACTTCAGGGCGTTGTAAAGCCCGGTCTTCTGCGCGGTCGACGTGAGCGCGCCGCCCGTGTGGATCACGGCCACCTGCGCGTCGCCATAGGAGCTGTTGTTGCGCAGGAGGTCGAGGCCCGTCGCGAGCGAGGCCGAGGCCGTGGTCAGCGTAGCGGCCTGAGCGCCGTCGACCAGAAGCTCGGACGCGCCCGCCCCCGTGCGGTTGGCGACGACATGGTGCGGCGAAGCCGTCGAACCCGAGCCGCCGAGGCCGCCCGTGGTCTGGCTGACGCGGCCACCATGCCCCGACGCGCGGGAATGGACGTTGGTCCGGCCGTTGGCCGAGCCGTAGTCCTCGCCCGTGGTGCCGTCCACCAGCGTGAAGACGCCGATATGGGCGCTGTCCTGCTGATGCTTCGCGCCCGTCGCGGTGGAAGGGTTGAAGTTGACCGACGCGAACTTGGTCGAACCGTCGCCCTTGTAGCCCCGATCCTTGGTCCAGGTCGGGAAGGTTGAGGCGTTGGTCGAGGTCAGCGTGTAGGCTGTCGAGACAAGGTTTTCGTTCGCCGCCTGCTGCGAGTGAGCCGCAACGATATGCAGCTCGTCCAGGACTGACAGGACGCCTGCCGTCTTGAGATCACCAAACAGCTTGTCCACCAGCGCGCGCCGCCTGTCGCTCGGCGGCGAGGTCATGCGCGCGACATAAGCCGAGGCTTCCGAATTCGCGAAGGCATAGGCCGGATAGAGGGCCAGAAGCTGATCGCGCAGGATCGCCGCCGCCTCCTTGTGGATCGGCGTCGTCGGATGCGTCTCGTCGTTGCAGTTTGTCGCCCGGATCACCGACCCGACCGGATGCGCCAAAGTCAACGTCCCGCCCGTGATCGTCACCGTGTAGGGGCCCGAGCCCGTCACGCTGACCACCTTATAGGGGAAGTTCTGCGCCGGGACCGGCTCGACATTGGCCGTGCCGGGCTCGATCACGAACGTCTCGTCCACATCGGGCTTGTCGGCCATGACCAGCGTCGTCGCCCCCACGGCCGAGGCCGAGGTCAGCGACGATGTGAACGAGCGCAGCTTGTACTTAGACGGACCAGAGTCCGCGTCGGAACAGAGCGCGGCGATGTCGAGAAGCGCGTCAGGGCCGCCGCTCGCGCCGATCCCGTTGCGAATGCGCGTGTTGGTCTGGTCCTTGTAGCCGCCCAGCTCGTAGCCGATGCCGCCGACGCCCGATGTGTACCAGGGGAACTGGTTGGCGAGGTCGGTGCATCGATAGTTCGTCAGGATGTTCTCCATCGAACCATTCCGCGTGCCGGTCGAAACGCGAGGCGCAAGCGTGCCCTGCGTCACCTTCGTGTGCCCGAACGAGCGCATCTGCGCATAGAGCCGCTGAAGGTTGGCCCAGATGCGCGTATCGGTCTGCCCGCCGCCAATGTCATTCGTGCCGAGGCCCGAATAGGTCATGGTGTGGAAGCGAGCATAGGCGCGGCTGAAGTAGTTGTTCGCCACCCAATGCCCGACCTGACGGCCGCCCAGCGAGTGAGAGAAGAACGGGATACCGGCTGCGAAGGCGGCGCGCTTGGCATAGCCGCCGCCGTTGTCGCCCACGCCGCCACCGTCCGACAGGCGGTCGGTGATGCTGTCGCCCACGATGAAGAGGCTCGGCACCTGCGTCTTTCCGTCAACCGGAACGCCGACGACCATCACCGGAGCGGGGCCGGGCAACGTCGCGCCGCCCGAAGGCTGATTGATCCCGCCCGGGATCATCACGAGGTCAGCCGGCGCGCGGGTGTCCACGGTCGGATCGTAGATGTACGACGTGCCGAGGGTCTGACCGCAGACATAGACGACCGCGCCATCGGGAATGTCCGCGATGGTGTTCGTGATGATCTCCGTCGAGTCCTCGAACTCCGTCAGGCCGAACATGGAAGGCGTCAGTTCGTCCGCGAAGTAGAGATCGCAGCCACCCGGAATGGTGAAGGTCTGCGAGCCTCCGAAGAGAAGGCGAACGACCGGCGTGGGCGCGCCCGGGATTTCGACCGAGGCTGCCGCGATGGGCGTGCCCGGCCCCGCCAGCTCTTCCGAACTCGTCAGGGCTTCAATGCGAACGGTCGAGAACCCGACGTACAGCGACTTCTGCGAGCAACGGCCGATCTTCATCGGCTTGCGCGCATAGGTGCGGGTGCGAGTGCCGAAGGCCCCGCGCGAGGCGTTGTTCACCTGCCCCGCCATCGCGACGTTCTTGTAGCCAGCCGCGAGCAAGCCCGGCCAGTTGCCCTTCGCGTTCACGCCGACCTGCGACGAACTTTGCAGCCCGCTATTGGTCGCGTTGGGGTGCGTCTCCGTGATGGTGATCGGGATGGATTCGCCAAGCGTGAGCGAGCCGGAGCCCTTCACGACAAAGGCGTCCGTCCCGTCGTCCACGAGCTTCAGCTTGTTGCCTGAAACCGTGAGCGTGAGGGTCGAGCCGATGGCGCGTCGTGCGACGCGGAACAGCGGTGTGTTCTCAGCCTCGTCCGCATACACGGAATAGGAGTTGGCCTGCGCCGTCTGGAACAGGTTGTTCAAGGTGACCGGGGCGCTGGCAGCAACGGCGATCGACATCGAGAGCTTGCGTCCGCTGGTTGTCGTCAGCCTCGCAGCGATCGTGCCGACGGCCGAAGCTGTCAGACCGACCAGCAAGGTGCGGCGCGAAGCGTCCAAGGTCAGCCTCCCATCGTTCGGGGCGATGGTGGCGATCGCCTCACCATTGTTCAAGCCGGTGATCGCGGCGATCGGCAAGCCAGCGGTGGAGTTGGCCACGAACGACGCCGAGGCCGGGCCGAGGCCAAAACTGCCAGCCGGCAAAAAGGTGCGAGCAGCGACCGCGATGGCATCTTTGAAAGGTACGATCCGCATCTTCGCCAGTTGCTGGTATTTGTGCGCGGGGTGGACAATAGCTGCCCCCGGAATGTCCGCGGATGCGACACGGTTGACGACCGCGCCGACGTCGTGAGCCTTGGCGAGCCTGCCGTTAACATTCGCCGCCGTCGCATCGGCTTGCGAGTTTCGTGCGCCGCCGACACCCGTCACCGTCCATCCACCGCCCTGTCGGGCCACGACGGATGCAACGGTGAAAATGCGAGCGCCCGTTTCGAAGTTCGAAGTACCGGCCTCGAAGGCCAAGGTGTCGCCGATGTCCGGCTTTTCGGAGAGGTGGATGACATTCGTGCTGTTGGCCGACACCGCTTCCAAAAGCGTCGCCTGCCACGAGTCCACGACCCATTTGCCGAAGTCGGAGGGATCGCGGCTGTCCTGCCAGGGATCGATGCCGATAAAGGTCGGAGCGTCGCGGGTGGTGCTTTCGATCTTGCCGCCGCCATTGCCGACGATCCAGTCCCGCCAGCGCTGGATGGTCCCACCGGCAGAATTTCCAGAACCGGACGGGGTCTGCGTGACGCCAGGGGTGATGAAGCTATTCGCCGGAACGGTGACCGATGGCGGCGTCGCAAGCTGCACGAGCGGCATGCCGGGGTAGCGGGATTGCAGCTTGGCGGCGAACTCTTCGACCAGGGTTTGCATGCCCGCGAAGGTCTGGTTGGTCGCGAGGTTGTTTCGCCCGTGAGCCGAGATCGCGACGTCGAACATGGGCTCGGGCTGGAGCAAAGCGCAAGCGTCCGCGATCCAGTCGATGACGCCCTTGGCGTCGGTCGGGGTCGCGTCGGAGCTAACGCCGTCGCGCATTGTCGCGAAGAAGTTGGACGAATAGCGGGCCGTAGTCATCCAGTTCATGGGACCGCTGGCGACGTCGCCGAGGGCCTGCTGGAGATACCCCGCATCCCCGCGACCGGCTGCAAGCTTGGCCGAGACCGTCGTTTGATCCGTGATGCTGTCTGCAAACAGGATCGGGCAGACCTGCCCCTCCCAACCCTCGGCAACAAACATAACAGGGCCGAACGACCCACCGATCGCGGACGCCGTACCGGAGCCGGTCGGTCGGCCCGTCACCGAGAAGTCGTTCGTCAGGCTTTCCGCGCCGACCTCACCCGCCTGATACATCGGCGGCAACGCCGGATAAGCACCATGCTCGGCGGCGACCCAATTGACGTCCAGGAAATAGAGACCGTTGGCCGGGAGTGTCGCCATGGGATCGTTCCAGACGCGTTCCGCAGGCGCGAGAACTTTCGACGTCGAGCCGCCCCATTTGACCTGAGCGACGACTGCGCCGTCTGACCATCGGCGCGCGTCCACCCTCTGGATCGTCACCGGGAAGTTGTTCGGCCGAACGCCGAAGATCGTGTTGACCACGTTGGCCCAGAGGAAGCGGCCATTTCGGGCCTCGAACGTGGTGGAGAAGGCCCATGAACGATACTGGTACTTGGCGAAGGACGTCCCGTTGCCGCCCGAGCGGCCAGACGTGTCACCGGAGGCGTAACCGCTGTCGTTGATGGCATAGTCGGTTGGCAGACCGAAGCGGTTCGACGCAAGCATGTAGCGGTTGCGCTTCCCTCCACCCGGCACGAGGACGCCGGCACCGATCGCGCCGGCCAGAGAGCGTTTCGTGGCGTTGATGCGCGCAGGTGTACGGGCCATGACGGGCCTCCTATGTCAGGACACGAAAAAGGCCGCACAGGGCGGCCTTGAGTGAAGTCAGGTTCAGGCAAGGATAGGGAACTGAAATGCCCTCACGGCTGTTTGCAGCCACGAGACGCGCCGTTCCTCCCCGGCGATGTACCGACCGCGCCACCCGGCTCATGTGTCAGGGTGGCGCGGTCGATTTGTTTTCAGATGGTCGCAGCCTCGCGGAAGAGATCATCGATCGCCTCGGCCGAGAGCCCGAGGGCCTGCCCCAGCGCGGCGATCAGCGGATGATTGCGCTTCAGCTCGGCCGCATATTCCCATTCGATCCGGGCCTCTTCACCCGCCTGCCCCGCCATCTGCGCGATGGCGGCTTCGGCTTTCGAAAGGAGGCCGGAGCGGGAAAGAGCGATCCGTGCCTGCCGCATGGTCACGGTGGCCGGCACGGGAGCCGGAGGCGGCGTGGGCGGGACGCAATCATCCCGCACCGCAAGCGGGACAGCCTGCCAGCCAACACCCATGAAGCGCGGAACCTCTGTCGCTGGATCGTAATCCGGCAACGGGGTGAACGTGCCCTCGCCCACGATGAGGTCGGCTGCAACGGTGCGATCGTAGAAGCCGTTCTTGGTCAGGTGAGCCTGCGGCATGTCACTTCACCTTAATGTAAACGCGGGGCTTCGTGGCAGACCGCTTGTAGTATTCTTGGAGAGCCGGCAGACCATTCTGGTTCGTGGTGTAGTCAACCCTCGGCAGTCGCCTCTCCAGCGCAGGATTGTAGTCGTAGAACGATCCGCAGAACGCGTACTCTGTCGGATTACTCGTCCTGACGACATTGCTGACCAATGCTCCATCGGCGCTCACATCGAACTCCGTCTGTAGGACGCTGCTCGGGAATGCGGCGTTTCCGCTGCTGGCGATGAGTTCCTCGGAGTCGTCGCCCGCCGTCCAGATCGTCAGTCCTGTACTTGTGTACGACTGCCAGATCGTTCCGTCGAAGGGGGTTCCCTCGAACCGGAACATGGGCATGACGATATTGCCGCTGATGCCAGCCGGGCCGGTCGTGATCGTTCCCGTCTGAGACTTTCTGTAGTCCACGAGGCCGCCAGTGCTGGCGGAGGAAGAGTGGAAGGAGTGCCTGTATCGTCCTGCGGTCACGATCAGAGCAGAGCGATACTGTGAGGTCGAGTTGGTGTTATTGTAGCCCGAGAGCATCGCTTTCCCGCGAAGCGTCAGGTTCAGGATGTCCGTGCCTGCCCAGAAACCAATGTGCGTCTGTGTGCTGTCGGTCGGATAGCAGATGCAGGAGAACGCCCACTCGCTCCGGTACTTGTCCCATGCGAAGCCGACATAGGACACACTGGCCGTTATCGGCTTGAGTCCGTCACCACTCCTGTTCAGGAGGTCGGAGACCGACTTGTAGACCCACGACGCTCCGCTGTCGATCGTGATCAGGAAGCCGCAGTCGCCGAAGTTGACGACGATCGTCTTCCCATCAGGCGACTCTTCCTTGACACCGAACGGCACGATCTTCGACTCGCGCCGGCGAGACGAGAACCACCCGCCGGAGGGGCTTGTCCCAGAGGCGATGCTGAACGTGCTGACGACGGTCCACGATGTGCCCGTGAGTGTCCGATAGAGCGTGAAGGCCGTGTTAGAGTTGGCGGCGCGTGTCGCCGCATAGACCGCACCGTCCCTCGCCTGCCATGCGATGAACTCCATGGGCGGGTTGATGGTCGACTGTGCCGGATCGAAGGTTCCTGGGTCGAAGTTCTGCCAGGCGTTGTGAGCTACCCCAACGGGCAGATTCTGGCAGCGCGTGTATCGGATGTTGTTTCCGTTGGAGTTTCGGCTGAAGAACAGGAGTGTCCCGTTCGGCAGCTCGAACAGGTACTCCATTGTGTCGAAGCCCGCGATGTTCTGGACGTTGGGAATGGAGTCTCGCTGTCCATTCTGAATGGTAGAGACCGACGTGGCGTCGATTGAGCTGAGCGCTGAAGCTCCTGACCGTCTGTAGAAGACCTCGTTGGTGGACTCCCTAAGGAGCGGACGGATGTTGCCGCCAGGGATGGTGAGGGTGCTCGTGTACCACAGCGAAGGGCTGGCGTTATTGAACTGTCCAGTCAGGCTAGTCCCGTCTGGATTGAGGATCGTCAAAATACCATTCTGGAGCGTGAAGAGCCTGTTGCCCTCGAACCACTGTGCGGCGACGGCGAAGTTGCTGCCAGAGGAGCCATTGATGTAGACGGTGCTCTGTAGGCCGACGTTCTGCTCGCCATACTGCTTGACGTAGACGGGTAGGACAGTCGCGAGGTCCGGATAGCTCGCCAGCGGCACGATCTGCCCAAGGCACTCCAGCCAGTTCGGGCCGGGCTCGGGAGTGACCGAGAGCCGGAGCATGTACGAGCCGATCGAATACGCTTTGATCGCCGTCGTCGCCACGTCCTGTAGGAGCGGGCCGAGCGTCTCGGCGTTGACGACGCCCTTGCCGCTGCCTGTCTTGATCTGATCGGCGGTGGCGATCGTGATCTGCCCTAGCTCATAGGCTGTGCCGCCGCTGTTGACCTTCACGAAGTAGCCGGCTTCGGCTGCCGAGATCGCCGGCATCTTCAGCCCGGCCGCATATCCTCCGGCCAGCACCGCCTGCGCAAGCGCTTTGCGATACCAATGATAGGCAGAGAACAGGCCGCCCGCGACGGGGGTATCTTCCGCCTCGTTCGACCAGCGCGAGGCCAGCGTAGCTGAAGACATCGCCTTTCGCATGAAGTGGAAGCCCGAGAACATTCCCGGCTCGACATCCACGTCCTCGGCCGCGTTCGCCCAAGACTTCGCTTTGTCACGGGCGTTCCCCGCCGTGGTGACATCCTTGCCCGTCTGCACGCGATCGGCGGCAGTCTTCACGACGTCGGCGGCCGTGCTCTCGGCATTCTCGGCCGTGAACTCGCCGACATCGGCGATCGCATTGAAGTCCTTCACGAGATTCTGACGGTGCCCGCCCTGCCCGAGACCGGACGGGTTCTTAGTGGCGTCCCACTGGTCATTGTTGGCGGCGCGGATGCGGGTGATTGCCGCTTGGATGAGAGCCGGGAGCGCCATCAGAGTTCCTTGATTTCGAAGGGCATGGAGAGGCCGGGCCCGTCGCCCTCCCACTGCACCTGTTCCAAGGGCGAGGGAGCGCGAAGGCGGCCCACGAAATTCCGTGTGATCCCGTTGAAGAGATCCGTGGGGTCGGGGATGACGAAGACTTCCCTGTGGACGCCCTGCCGGCGGACCATCTTGAGGAACTGTCCATAGGCCTCGTCGGCCGAGAGATGCTGCAGGCCGAAGCGATGGACGCGGATCGGCCGGCGCGGGTCGAAGAACTCGTCACCGCTGAGCGCCGTCTCGATCGCCGTGGCGAACTCGAAGGTCAGCGTATCGCCCCAGCTATAGTTGATGCGTGGGCGGATGGTCGGCCCGACGAAAAGCCGGCCGAGCTTGAAGAAGCGGTCCGGGTTGCCGGGATCGATGAATGTCAGACGCATGTATTGCGCCGTGATGGGCGTAGGAAGGAGGATAGCCGGACAGGTACGGAACCCTTCGATGTCCTCGGCCGTGAAGCCGCCTAGCCAGAAACTGTCGTCTTCCCATTCCAAAGTGTCGAGGCTCCAGGGCGACGAGAACAGGCCCGGCCAGAGGTCGTAGACGTCGTAATGAAGGTAGGTCGAGAAATCCGGCTTCTCGCTGAGTTCGACCAGCATGCGCGAGGTCAGCGTGCCGCCATGGTTGATCGGCGAGATCAGGCTGACCGTGCGCGGCTTGCCGAAGTTGATCGTCAATGTCGCCTCGCTCTGGGAAAGACCCACGGATCGCGCGACCTTGGCGTATTGCCGGCTGAGAAGGTTCGAGAGCGGCAGCGTCGGCTGCCAGGAGCCGCCCGACAGCGCGCTCGCGTCCAGCGTATCAAGCCAGTTCTCGCTTCCGAGGGTGATCCGCGAGTCCATGCGTCATCCGTAAATGTCGAGAGTGATGACGCCGGCCTCCGCCTTGTCGCCGTTTCGACGCGGCAACACGACCTCCCTGCCGATCACGAGCATCGGCCGACCGGCGTCGAGGTCGAAGCGCGGCAGCTGAAGGGTTACGATGCTGCCGAGACGAATGCCGATGGCCACCTCGTCCTTCAGCGGGACGCGGTAGCGCTGGCGCCGCTGGCCGCGCAGGGCAAGTTGCCGGCCGGCCTCCGCCTTGGCTGCCGCTTCTGTCGCGAAGAGCGAGGCGAAGGTCAGTTCGGAGGCGCGCAGGTGAATGGTCTTGAGGGTTTCGTTCTCGGCCGAGGCCGAGCGCGTTTCCTTGGTGGCGAACGCTTTCAAAGCCGTCGTGGCCGCCGTCTTGTTCAAATCGGCTTCCGATTGGACGAGCCAGGCCGGCGCATAGGTCACCGTCACCTTCCAGGCCGGCACGCCGTTCTGCGCGTCGTTGGTGACGATTCGCTCGATCCCCTGTCCGCGATCGAGGATCACGCTGAGGTCGAGCACGGGCCCGCTTGCGCCGGCCGCAACGTCCACTTGGCCGAACCGGAACACGCCCGTTGCGTCGGGGCATATCCAAGCGCCCATAGAGGCCAGAACGGCCGTGACGGCCGGCAGGACGTTTCGCGTGTTGGCCCCGATCCAGATGCCGACGTCCGCGCCGTTCAGCGCGTGGAGGGCGTCGAGTTCATCAGCGTTGTAGTCGGCCCCGGCGTCGAAGCCCGAAGCGTCGAGCATCCGGCGCGCGACCTTGCCGACCGAACGCCCGCCCGGTGCGCCCTCGGTGATATCGGCCGTGATCGCGCCTTTCGGATTATCGCCTATCCTGATCTGCCCCGTGGATGGGCACCGCCCATAGGCGCGCTCCGGAATGGTAGCGGCCATCAGCGCGGCGAAGGTCGAATAGCTCGCCCCCTTCGTCAGCGGCACACCGTCATCCCGGACCTCGTCGAACTCGCAGCCGTTCGAAGCGAAGTCGAACACCAGCTTGAAGCGATTGGAGACGATGCCGGGAACGTTTCGGTTGACACCCCAGGCCAGCGGCTTGGGCTTGTCCTTCAGGTCCTCGGGCGTTCCTTCGGCGTCCGTCTTCGTTCCGTCTGTCGTCGTGCCCTTGTAGGTCTCGGTCTGGATCGGGACGCGCAGGTCATCGAGGCGGTCGCGAATGCGGATCGTGGCGACGGTCCAAGACACTTCGATCTGCTCCATGATGCCGGTCAGCACCAAGGCGCGCGAAGTGAAGCGCGCGTCCACGTCCTCCAACGCCCAGATCGTCACCCGCCGGCCATCGACGGCGTAGCGGGCGAGACGGTCGAGGTTTTCCCCCGCGCCGTCGTCGCCGATCGCCACCTCGATGAAGCCGTAGCCGACGCGCGCTTCGCCCGAGGTCGTTCCGTCGTCGAAGATCGACTGCTCGAAGTTGCCGGGGTTGATGACCCGTCCCTCGTAATGCCGATGGGGCGGGTTGTCGTTCGGTCCGGTCGTGTAGCCGTCGGTCGCGAGGCGCTCGACGACGACGGCATTGACCTCCGGGTGGGGGTCGAAGGCTTCGAACTCCACCAGGTAAATCATGCCGCCATCGCCTTTCGCTTCTCTCTAGCCGACTGACGCCCGGTCAGACGGTTGCCCTCTTCCACCGATCCCTTCACCTCGATCGCACCCTGCGCCGTCGCCTTCGCGAGAGTGGCAAAGCGGGTTTCGAAGGAAGCTTGCAGGCGAGAGAGACCCGCCACGACGGCCGAGTTGTCGTTGGCCGTCATGACCGCGCGGGGCGCGGCCTGCATGTTGAGGGTCGGCATGCCGCGGGTCAGACGCATCGTGTCCACCACGGCCGGGCCGCCCCACGACGCGACGTCGCGCTGCGACCAGACCACTTCGCCGCGATGGACAAGGCCAGCGACGTCATGGACGCCACCGGCGCCCGTGTAGCCGCCGGTCGCCCAGCCCCGGCCTTCTGCCTGGCCGAAGAGACCGTAGTGCGCGGAGGCGTAGACCTCGGCCGAGTAGCCCTTCGGCAGCCCGAACGTCTCGCCGGCCGCGATGGCCGCCGCGACGTCCTTGTTCTTGGCGAGGTAGGGGGTGGCGCTTTCGTACGTCCACCCGCCATTGCGCGGGGTTTCCGTGGTCGCCGGGTTTGTCCCCGGAACCGTGATCCCCTGCTGACGGGCTGCCGCTGCCGCTGCCGCATAGTCCTTCATGGCCACCGCGAGCGACTTGATGCCGTCGTTGATGCCAAGGAGGGCTTCGTAGTCCTTCTTGTTCTGCTCCAGCTGGGCTTCGTCGAGCGCGATCTGGCGCTTGAGGGCCGCCAACTGGCTTTCGGCAGTCGAAAGCTGGCCGCGCGCCGCCGTTTCGCTCTGGTCGAGGATCCTGCGGACCTCGTCGAAGGCGTCGTGGTAGCGTTCGGAACTGGCATAAAAGGACCGGGCTTCGGTCAGATATTCCTGGCCGGCGCCCGTGAGCTTGGACCGCGCGTCCTCATCCCCACCCTGCGCCTTCATGGCGAGGTCGAGGAACTGCTGGCGGGCTTCCGCCACCCGCGCTTCCGGGGTGAGGGTCGAGAGGCTGTCATCGACCAGCATCGACTTCCTGAACTGCGCGATGTTGCTCGCAAAGTCCTTCAGGCTGCCGACGGTCGACTCCAGTTCGCTCGCCTCGTTGCGGCGGGCCGAAAGCAGATCGTTGATGCGATCCGTTTCGTGTTGGTAGCTGCGATCCAGATTGCTGCGAGCCGCCGAGAGGACCGTGGCGGCGCGTTCGGCCGACAATGCTTTTTCCAGCTTGGCAACGGCATTCGCGCCGAACTTCACCGCTTCCAACCGCTCCTTCGCCGCCCGGCGCTCGAAAGCCGCCAGTTCGTCGCCCGCGTTCTGGGCGTCGAACAGACGATCCTCGTAGCCCGTGATCGCGGCTTCGATCTCGGATACCGACGCGGAGATCGATCGCCCGGCTTCCGTCACCACGCCTGAGAGGCGCGGGAAGACGCTGACGAGCTCGGCGAAGGCATCACCTGCCAGTTCAGATCCGTCGACGATCTTCTGGGCCGACAGCGAGAACCACCGATTGACGATGGCCGGATCGACATTGAGGAGCGAGGCGTTCGAGAGCGCCGTGTCGAACTCCGTGAAGAGGTCGGCCACGTCGTTCAGATAGCCCTTTCCTGTCAGATCGTTGATCTTCCGGCCGAACCCGTCGACGAAGTCGGCGGCCATCTTGGCGAGGGCCTTGTTCAGTTCCTCGCCGATGCGCCGCGCGGCGTCCGTCGCGTTCATCCCGAGCTTCTGAAGCGTCGGCAGCAGCTGCTGCGCGGCCCCTTGAAGCGAGCGGAAGTTGGATTCGACGGCGGAAAGCTCCTTCGGCGGGTTGAGCACCGAAAGCGCCTGATCCTGCGCGGCGCGGCGCGCCTTGGCCAACGCGGCTTCCCGCCGATCCTTCCAGGCAGCGTCGGCTGCGGCGAAGGGCGCGCCGCCCTGCAGACCGTTATCCGCCTGATAGTAGGCGATGGCGACGTCATCGAGATAGCCCTGCAGCTGCTTCTGCAACTGCCGGACGGCACTCTTGCCCTTGGCGAACGGTCCATCCAGACCGGCGCCCGCTTCCAGATCGGCCGCGACGCCCTCGAAGGCCTCGCGGAACTCGGAAAGCTGCTTTTGGACATAGGCGTAGAAGGAACGCGCGGTTTCGACCAGATCGCCGTTTTTCGCCTTGGTCGAGGCAGCGTTGAACTGATTGAACTGCGCCTGAATGTTCTGGAAGTCGGTGCGGAGATTGCCGCTTTCCTCACCCGACAGATAGCGGCGATACCCCTCGTACTGAGGCTGCATCCCCTCCCATTGCCGCTTGGCTTCCTCTTCCTCCTGCTTCTTCTGCTTCTTCTTGCCGAGGACACCGCCCAGCAATCCGGAAATGCCTCCGATCACCGCGCCGACCGGGCCGCCGGACATGAAGCCGCCCAAAGCGCCCTGCAAGCCGCCGCCGAGCGCCGATCCGGACGAATATCCAGCCCCGAACCCGCCGAGACCAGCTGTCAGGCCGCCCAGCGCGCTGAATTCGGGATACTGGATGCCCAGGATCGAGCCGCTGCCCGTCAGGCCCCCCACGTTGGGTCGCGGGGTCGGGACTGGCACGCCACCACGACCAACGCCGGCATATCCGCCATCGATTGGCGGCAGTGCGTTGCTGAGCCCTCGCTCGACACCGCGTTCCGTCGCGCGCTCATAGGCGCGCGTCGTGGAGGCGTCAGGGCCTCGCGATTGATAGGCCGCGAGGATCGTGTCCGCATCGACGCGGCGGAAGCCTTCCCATTCGTTCCGCAGCCCGGCGACATTGGCCCCGCGTCGCCCTGCGAGCGTCGTGGCCAGCTTGTCCTGCATCTCGGGGGAGAACAGTTCCGCTCCGGTGAGCTTGAGTTCGTCGCGCAGCCCGCGCAGCGTCTTCTGGACGATCTGATAGGCGCCCAGAGCCGACGAATTATAAACGTTCTCCGGATGCCGGAGCATGGAGGACTGCAGCGCGTCGATCTGATTGAGCGACATGCCCGTCAGGTTGCGTTCGCCACCGGTGAACTTCCCGTAGGCGAGCGAGGTGTTGTAGCCGTTCGAGCCCGACGTGCCCTCGGCCTTCCGGATCAAATTGAGGAAGGCGTTGCCGGCCTGCTCGACCGCGCGGCCCGAAGACTGCGGCAGCGTGACCTCGACAGGACCAAGCGGCACACGCGTGACGGCTCCAACCGGCGCCGAGAACGTCCGCTCCGTGGCCATGTCGCTGCCATAGATCGGCGCCCCGCCGGCCATATTGGTGGCCGCACCGAGAGCCTGCGAAAGGCCGGTCGCGTTTTGCCCCCCGTTGCCGAGGATCTTGCCGAAAAGCTGATCGAAGCCCTTCGAGGCCATCTGCTGGCCAAGCCGGCCAAACGTGCTGGCGAGCGCATCGAGGACGCCGCCGCCCGACGAAACGGCATCGAAGAACCCCGATGCCGCTTCCTTCAGGTCCGTGAAGGTCTTCTGCTGCTTGCCGAGCGCATCGTCCATGTCGGAGATTTGCTGGGCATTGCTGACATAGGTGCGCCCCCACTCGCTGTTGAGGTCGATCCCTTGGCGCCGCAGCTCGCTTTCCGCATGAAGCGTGGCAAGAGCTTTGCGGCGAGCGTCATCGTTCTGGCCGATCAGTCCGACTTCGACCTGAAGCCGGCGCAGTTCCTCTTCCTGACCATCGAACAGGCTTTTGCGGGTGCTGACCTCCAGCGTCTTGAGGTCGAGATCACGCGCTTCGGTGAGCGAACGGACGGCCGCTTCTGACCCTTGGGCGAGTTCGATCTGGCGAGCATATTGCGCGTTGATCGCCGCGACCTGGCCGGCATAACCGTCCAGACCGGCCTGCGCATAGGCATCCTTTGAGGATCGGAGAGCCTCGGCAGCAGATTCCGCCGCCTCGGCATAGACCATCTGCGAGGCAGCCGCTGCGTCCGCTGCTACCTTTTCCTGATTGATCCCCGGAATGGTGAGGTTCAGCCGCTCGCGCTCGGCCGCAATCCGGGCGCGCTCGGCAACGGTGCGCGCGCCGACCTGTTGAAGGTCGAGTTCGCGTCCCTTTCGGACGCGCTCGTCCTGCGCATCAAGCTGAGAGAGCGCCTCGTTGTAGCGCTGCACATCCTTGGGGTTGAGCGGCCCCATGGATGTCGACTTGAACTTCTCGAACGCCTCGTTAATGCGCTGACGTTCGGTCTTGAGCGTCTCCAGATCGAAGCCGAGGCCACGGAACTTCTCGTAGGCCGTGCCGGCCTTCTCCGCGTCGTCCGCCGCCTGCTTCGCGATGCGGAAGTTGGCGAGCGCGTCCTGGAGCACCTTAACTTTGGCTTCCGCTTCAACCGAAGCATCCGTCAGCTTGGTGATTTCTTCAATCGGACCGTAGAGGTAGCGCGGAACCTGACCGGTTGCCTGAAGGCGATCCAGTTCCTGACGAAGTTCGGATGCAGATTTCGTGCCGTCGGTGAACTCGGCTACGAGCTTCTGCAGGCTGATCGAGTCGATGCCACCGGTGACCGTCTGAAAGGCATCCCTGCCCCAAGTGATCGGGTTCCAGCCAACCGAGTAAAAGGCGGACCGTCCAATGCCCTTGCGAGCCTGTTCAATGCTCTCGGACTGACGCTGCTGCTCCGCCGCAAGACGATCCTGGAGTTCCTCAGGCCCCAGCATCAGCTTCCGATTGACGCCCTGCTCGATCGAATCTGCCAAGCCGGCGCTACCGCGCCGAATGTCCCGGAGGGTGTTGGCGAACTTCTCCGCCGACGCGTTCACGCGCTCGATGCGATCCTGAACAGTGGGCCACATGGCGAGGGCGACTGCGCCAGCCGCGCCGAGCACACCGATCGCAACGCCAACTGGGCCGAGCCGCGCGCCAAAGGCGAGGACCGAGTCCCCGATCGCTTTCAGAGCCCCCTTTACGCCTCCGGGCCCGTCGCCAAGCGCTTGCACGACTTGGCCGCCCTGAGTGGCGAGGACTTGGAACGGCGACGAGCCCGACAGGAGCATCGTCGCGGCATCGTTCAGCTGGTACCCGAGATTTTGGACCTGATGGCTCGACAGCCGAGCCTCATCGCCGACGCCGCGCAGGTTGCGTGCCGAGTGGTCGAACTCGCGGCGCGCCTTGCTGGTCGCAAGCGCCAGTTCGTCGCTCGTGATCGCTCCACGGCGTGCCATCGCCTGGTAGGACTCGAGCTTTTCATTCAGCCGGGCGTGGGCTGCCGCAAGGGGGTTCAGTTCCTCGCGCAACTGCGCGACGGCACGCGCCTCCTTATCGGCGGCCTGCGCGCCCGCATCGTATTTCCGTGCAATCTTCTCGCGCGCCGCCGCGTAGCCGCCCGCAACCCTGATGCCGGCATTCTCCAGCATCGTGAGTTCGCTGAGTTCACGCGCCATGTTGCGCGCGGAGGCATAGGCGGGGTCGAACGAGGCCCGTAGATTGTCCAGCATCGCCGCATGGCGGGACGCGGCCTGTGCCGCCCTATCCTGCTCGGCGGCCAAGGCCTGCGTTTCGCGCGCGGCCTCGCTGTCGGCCAGCTGGTGGAACCCGTTGATCGCCTTGCGCACGGCGGCCGACATTTCGTCGGTCGAGATCGTGCCTCGACGCGCCATGGTCTCATAGGCGCCGATCTGCTGCAGCATCTTGGCGTAGGCCGCGCCGAGAGGGTTCAATTCCTCGCGCAGCTTCTCGGCCGCGCGAGCCTCCTCCTCGAACACCTGCGCGCTGTCGCGCGCGGAGGACGAGGCCCCGGACCCGACCCCCATGAAAGAGCTGAACTTGTCATGGTTGGCGCCGGCCGACGCCTTGGAATTGGCGGCGTTCTGATCCTCGCGCGCCTGCCGGATCATCTCGGCCTGGGCGGCTTTGGCCTTGGCCGCCGCCTGAGCCGTCTCGTCGTATTTTAGGATGATGCGGTCGAGCGCGGCCGCGTAGCCGCCAGCAATCTTGATGCCGGCGCTTTCCAGACGCGCCAGTTCATCCACCTCGCGCGCCATTCGGCGCGTCGCGTCATAAACGCCATCATGGGATGCCCGCAGATCGTCCAGTGCGGCCGCGCTGCGTGCTGCGGCCTGCGCGGCGCGCTCCTGAGCGGCGGCCAGCGACTGCGCCTCGCGCGCCGCCTCGCGGCCGGCCACCGACGACGCCTGCATCGTCCGGACATATTGCTCGAGGACGCGATCGGCCTCGGCCTGCGTAGTGATGCCCCGGCGGACGGCCGCGTCCGCGTCCAGCGTGGCCTTCTGGATCTTGTTCATGATCGACACGGTCGGATCGGCGACCGCTCGAAGCTTTTCCCACGCCTTGGCCGCGCCCGTCACCGTGCCGGCAGCCGTCGTCATCGTGGTGGACGTCTGGTCCATCGCGTTGCGTAGGGCGTTGTCGCGATCGAGGAGACGATCAACAGCCGCCTGCGCCACCTTCATGGCGCGATCCCAAGTAGCTGTCCCCTTTTCAGCGCCGCGCGCGTCAACGACCAGTTCGGTGACGATGACGTTGCTCATAGGGGCTCCAACAGGCGCAAGGGGTCAGTCCCCCGGCGCCTCGCCGGAGGTCCGCGTCTCAGATTCGGCATCGCGTTTCGAAACAGCGGCCAGAAAAGCCGCGTCGCAGTCCTCAATGACCTCGATTTCCCAAGGGGAGAGCGCGCAGCGGGTCAGCCGCACGAAGGCGTCAATGTCGGGCCATGTGATGGGACTGACGCCGAAGCCACCGGAGGACCGACGGTTATGGAGCCGGGTGAAAATGTCCCAGAGATACTTTGCCGCCAGCGGAAGCGGGTCGGAATGGAGTTCGGCTTCCAATTCCTCCCGCTTTTCGGGTGTGCGGGCCCGCTTCAACAGGCCCTCGATGGTCTCCCGGTGGCTAACACCTGTTTCCGGGTCGATCAGTCCGAGTTCGAAGTGGCGCTCGGCGAAGCGTCGGACGTCTTCGCGGAGCCCTTCGTAAAAGACCGCTCATCCGTCATGAACTCGACGACCTGAGCGAACACCCAACCATAGTTGGGGTCCAGCAGCATCTGGAACGCAGCTTCTTCGCTGAACGCGACCGGACCGCCGGAACCAAGCTTGACCGGCGTCCAGTCGAGGATGCGGGCAACGATCCAGGCGACGTTCTCGCGGCGCACTTCATCGACTTCGCGCTCTTCCGGCTTGAACTTGCGGTTATTGATCTGAGCGGCTTCGATCTGACGCTGGCGGCGCAGGTTCTTGCGCGAATTCTCTTCGGCGTAGGCAACGGCCTTCGGATGGCTCGGGCCCGCGAAGGTGATGGTCCAGCCGGTGCTGTTCACGCCCCCGGGGGCGAGGATCTCGAGGAGTGCCGTATCGGTCGGAACGAAGGCGGAAAGGTCAACGATGGCGTTCATGGTTCTGTCCTTTGTCGGAAGGAAATGGATCGGGCGGCGCCGACACGCCGCCCGCTGTCGCGCGCGCTACGAGTTGCCGGTGTGCGGCGGGCATCTGGTGAAGGTCAGACGGCCGTCGCGGACCGCATCTCGACCTTGGTACCGGTGAGATCGTCGGCTTCGGCGTCGTCGCGCACGGAACCGGTCTCGCTGATCAGGATGGCGGGCAGGTCTTCCGGCCGGCTCGGCCAGGTGACCGCGAGCCCGACCGCGCGGGCCGCCGCGAGGGCGTCGGCGAGAGCGCCGGCCGCCTTGCGGACAGCCGCCGCCTTCGGATGCTCGGCATCCGTCTTCTTATCGGCCATGATGGCCTCCATTCATGGGGTTGGAGATGGCAGACGCAGGCGCGTCGTCTGGCTCGGCGTCCGCGTCAGGCGGCGGACGTCTGCATCTTGACCATGACGGGGTCGAAGGCCCCGCCACGATCGTCGGTGCCGATCATGAGCGCCAGCTGCTGCGTGCGCGGTCCGTCCGAGCCGAGTTCCGACTTGGTGGCGCTCGAAAGGGTCAGATTTGGCACGTAGAAGGCGATGAAGTCGCGCGGCTCGCTCTCGTTCTCCGTAAACAGGAGATGCAGCGACAGCTGATCTTCGTTCAGGAAGTTCTTCACTCGGCTGACGTCGTTGCGCAGCGCGGTCAGCGAGCCCTCGACGGTGGCGAGGTTGGTGAAGACATCGGGCGTGACGTTCGATCCGACCACCGGGAAGCCGGCGGCGTTCAGATTGATCGAAAGGCTCGCCTGGCTGATGTCCAGAACATCGCGGTCGCCGAGCCGGATCACCGCCTCCACCGCCGTCATACCGAGCGAGACGGTCGTGGTCGCCGAGGCGAAATAGGGAGATTCCGCGCCCTCCTTCACCTGCATGTCCTGCCCGACCAGCGAGAACATGACGGTCGCCATGCCGTTCGGCTGAAGGTTCAACTGCATTTGGCCGACGCGCACGCCGGTGAAAAGCTCCGAGCCATCGATGTCGATCTCGGCTTCCTCGACCGCGAACGAGCGGGGCGTGACGCCCTGCAGCAGCTTCTTCGGCCGAGCCAGCCCGACGCCGGTCTGCGCCGAGCCCACCGTCACAGGCGTTTCAGCCACTGTCACGACCGTCGCCGTCAGGCCGACGACGCGGAAATTGCGGGCGTTGTTGGCCGTGGTCGAGAAGCCGGAGAAGCGCACCAAGTCGCCGACGCGCAGGCCGTCGCTAATCCACGAGCCAGCCGAGCGCGTGAACGTCTTGGCGGTGGCATCGGCCGTGACCGACAGGCCGGAGAGCGCCAGCGGCGTGTCCCACGTCCCCCGGAACACGGCCGCGAAAAGGTCGTCGAAGGAACCGAGGCTGAGATCGGCGGTGTAGCTGCCCGAAACGCTCTTCGAGCCGTGGCGACCACGCGTCTGCTGGCCGTCTCGGCGGTTTTCGCCCGATCGGATCGGCTCCTTCGAGAGCGCCACGGAGCCGCTGTTGGCACGGAAGGATTTGCCGCCCGTGTTGTCGGGCAGCACGCCATAGCTCGCTTCCGGCTTGACGTTCACGAGGATATTTCGGCCGGTCTGATAGCCCACGGCTCGTCTCCAATGTTGGGAAGGCGCCATGCGCCGGGTCAGAGGCCCTGCATCAAGGATCGTGGCGGGCGGGCTTGCCGTCCGCCGTCATCCGCGATGCAGGTACTCGAATGGGATGGTCGCGGTGACGCGCCACCAGTTCTTGTCGTCCGTGGCGGGACCGCCGCCGTCGATGCGCGGCGCCCAGGAGCGCACGCAGCAGCCGGGCGTGTCCCGGTAGAACTCGGCCGCGCGGAAGATCTCGCCAGCCTCGGTCGCCAGCGCCTTGGCGGGCGCTGCTCCGACGCCCACTGGCACGAAGACGTGGATGGTGATGAGGCCGAGATATTCCCACAGCTGATCGCCCGGCCGGCCGACGCCGCGCAGGTTGCTCGTGGACACGGCCGTCTCGAAGTAGCACCACGGCTGAAAGTCTCCGGCCGGGCTCGCCTTGTCGATCTCGGGCCCGTTCGGGAGGGCGATGGGCGTGCGGCTCCAGTTCGCCTGGAAGCGCGCGAGGATCGCGGCCTCCGCGCCGGCAATGTTCGCCATGGTCAGTGCTCCGCGATCATGAGAGCTGGATAGCGGGCGTCTGATCGGTCGAATTCGTCGTTGTAGCCCGTCTGGCCGTTCACGACGCCGATCCACGTCCAGCCGACATTCGCGATATTCCCGAAGCGGCGATGTACGATCCAACTCGCCTGAGCGTAGACTTGGTCAGTTCCGGGGGTTTTCATCCGCATCGAGCCGTTCTCGATGACGCGGGAATAGGGGAGGAAGCTCGAGATGTAGACGGTATCGCCTGGCTTCCACGCCTTCAGGTTCGTCACGGCCTGGCCGTTTGTGAACAGCGTGTGCGACTGGCGGTAGGCACCCGAGTCCACAGGCGAAAGGTCAAAAAGCGTTTCCAAGGCGAACTGCGCCACGGTGTCGAGGCGCGAATATTCGTATTGGATGACGCCGAAGTCCTTCACCGTCTCCTCGGCCGCGCCCTCGCGCCCGTCCACCCAGCGCCGGAAGCCACCAGGGCGCGGATCGGCGCCCATGATCTTGGCGTGCTCGCGCTTGGCGGTCTCGACCAGGGCGCGCTGCGTCGCCTCGAGCGTCGCCGCCCGCGCGATATCGATCGCGGTGCGCACATTCTGCAGCTTCGCCATGATCAACCTCGAACCGCGAACTCGTAGGCGATCAGCACGCCGCCGACGCGACGCGTCTTGTCGTTTGGCGGTCCGACGATCGCGAGCGTCCTGCCGTGCATCATGACACGGTCGCCTTTCTGGAACGGCGGGTCGAGAGTCACATCCTCAGCCATGACGATCAGCTTCGTGTCGGTCTGCACGATGTCGCCCACGACCTCGTGCGCGTCGAAGGTCGTCACGCGCGCGCGAACGCCGATGTTCCGGCCGGCCGCTCCTTCGCCGCGCCGGATCATCACCTGCTCACCGCTGCGTGCCATCATGCGGCGGTAGGCGCGCAGCATCTGATCGGCCGTGCTCATCAGACGTTCCCTCGCCGGAAATCGCGCAGGAGGTCATCGATCATCCGCTTCGTGGCGAGCGCCGTCTGTTCGGGGCTGTTGAAGGCGATGCTGCCGACGTCTTCCGTCGTTTCACTGCGAATCTGACCGCCCTCGCTGGTGGCATGGAAGCGGTGTCCGATGTCGAGAAGGATGGCCTCGCGGATCGCGGCCGGGACGTCGGCGGCCGTCGGGCCGTAGCCGGCGACATAGGTGACGCGCAACAGCCGGCCGGCCGGACCGCCGTTCCGGTTGGCGACGACGAACGGGCTGACGACATCCTCGTCGAGGCGGATCGCGGCAGCCGTTTCGGTCCCGTCGAGGTCGAGCCAGAGGCCGGTGGCCGACACGACATCAGGAAAGCGAAGGCGCAAAGGCGCGCACTCGCCGATCCCGAAATCCTGCCGCCATGTCTGGTGGATCAACGCCCGCCCGAGCCGCCCGCGGTAGCCGTCGAGGCGCTCCACGGCCGCCTGCGCCATGCGCAGAAGGCGCGCATCCTCGCTGCTGCCCGTGATCCGGCACGCGTCGCGCACCTCTTCGATGGTGACGGGCAAGACGGCCGGCGCAACGATGCGGACGGGCGGGCGCATGATCAGCCTTTCGTCTGGGCCGCGAGGCTCCGAGCCACGGCTTCCTCGCCGCTGATCGTCGGATCGTTGAAGTCGATGCGGTTCTGTTCGGCCGTCGTCTTGGCGCGCGGATCGGCATCGACGGCAGGATGCGATGGATCGACGTCCGGCACGGTCTGCACTGGGGCGCCGGACGGCGAGAACGTCTCGGCCGGAGCGATGCCGTTATCGGCCGCTGCGGGCGTTTCCAGCACATTATCGCCCTGGTCATTCAGGACGACATGGCCGTCAACGACATGCGCCTCGAGTTCGGTAACCGAACTGTCCGAAGTCGCGGATGCGATATGCGCCGTTTCGCCGGTATCGACCGTCTCGCTGTCACCCGCTGGCGCGTCCGACTGCGTCACAGGCGTGGTGGTGCCTTCACCGGCCGGCGGGGCCGCCTCACCCGTTTCGGGTTCCGTCGCGGTCTGCGTCTTCTTGCTGCCCATGGTTGGGGCCTTTCACGAAAAAGGCCGGCGCATCGGCGCCGGCCTGTTGCAGGGAACCCGACCGACGCCCTTAGGCGGCGACCTTGAGCGCGCGCATGGGCTCGGGATTGTAGACCCCGCCGCCGACGCGCTTGACGGTGTAGAAGTGGACGTAGGGCTTGTTGGTGAAGGGGTCGCGGAGCACGGCGATGCCGACGCGATCGATCACCATGTAGGTCGCTTCCATGTCACCATAGAGCGCGCAGATGTTGCCCGCCGCGACCGTCGGCATGTCCGGCAGTTCGACGATGGGCGCGCCGTTCAGGGTCTGGGGCTCGCCCAGATTATAGGACGGCTGCCAGATGTAATTGCCGCCCGCATCCTTGAACTTGCGCGCCTGACCGACCGACAGGCGGTTCATGTAGAGCTTGGCGTTGGCGGCGAACTCGGACGGCAGACCGTACATGAGGTCAATCATGCCGTCAGTCGTCAACTCGGCCGCCTTGCCGGTATTCTGGACCTGAATGGCGCCCCAGGGATGGCGCGAAGCGTTCGCCCCGCCCGTGACATAGGTCAGGACGCCATAGGGCTTGTTGGCGCCGTCGCCGGCCAGGAAGGCGATCCCCTCTTGGCGGGCAAACTCGGTATCGACCTCGTCCGCCAGCCACTGCTCGAGATTGAGGGCGGCATCGTCCAGCAGCTGCTGCGAGATGGCCGGGTTGGCGTAGAGTTCGCCCGGCGTGAAGTCGAGGGTGCCGATGCCGGGCGTGCTGGTGGCAGGACGGGACGCCGTTTCGCCGACCCAGCCCGATCCAACATTGCGGTCGGAGAAGAGCTTCTTGAAGCCGGCCACCGAGATGGAGATGACGCGCGCGTTCTCGCGCAGCTTGGAGATGCGCTTGAGCTTGGCGGTGATGGTGCGATCCCATTCGATCGGCGCCAGATAGCCACCGTTCGCGTCGGTGCCCTTGTCCATGGCCGCTGACACCTGACCCTTGCGCATGTGAGCCTTGAAGGCAGCCACATATTCGGGGTCGGACGCGGGCAGGTCGCCCACGACGCCACCACCGAGGGCGGCGGCGGCCAGCTTCACCGTCAGGTCGTCGAGCGAAGCCTGGAAGTTGCTGACGGCGGTGTTGATGCGGTCCACCTTCTCGGAAAGGACCACGTCCGCCTTGCCCTTCAGGGCTTCGTCGTTGGCGGCCTTGAAGGCTTCGAACGCCGAGAGAAGTTCGGCGCACATGACGCGAGGATCTTTGGTGTCGGCGCGAATGCCGATACCGGTGATGGCGCGGGGAATGCGAAGCTCGGGGCGAGACATCGCGAAGACGCCGGCGGCGCCAATAATGGCCGGGCCGAGGGAGGGCGCGGCGGCGACCGCCTGCGCAAGGTCTCCCATGGCGTAGGCATGAGACATGGAAAAGAGCGCCGCGACGAGGATCGCCGCGAACGTGAACATCCGACGCATCGGGTTCTCCTGGGGTTAGCTGTTCTTGGACACGAAAGAGGCGAGGCGGCCGGACCAATCCGGCACCTCTTCGCCAGCGCCGGGCGTGGCTTCAACGGCAGCGCCCGGCGTGCCCTTGATCTTGTTGATACGCTCGCGGGCCTGGGCGCGGGTCGCGCCGGCCGCCACGAGCTGCAGTTCCAGAGCGCGAAGGTCGTTGACGTCCTTGTCCTTTGACTTCGCGTCCTCGTCGACCTTCATCGCATCGGCCGCAAGGAGAGCGTTGGCAAAGCCGCGCTCGATCGCCTGCGTGCCGGACATGTAGGTCTCGGCATCCATCCACTTCGCGATGTCCTCGGCGTTCTGGCCGGTCCGGGCAGCGTAGAGGTCCACCATCGCTTGATCGAACGGCTCCAGCCATTCGCTGGTCTCGCGCATGTCGTGTCGGTTGCCCATCGCGTAGACCCAGCAATTGTGGATCATGAAAAAGGACGACGCGCCGATCTCGATCGTGTCGCCGGCCATGGCGATGACGGACGCGGCGGACGCCGCCATGCCCATCACCTTGACGGTGATCGGCTGGGGATGCTCGCGCAGCACGTTGAAGATCGCGATGCTTTCGAACATGTCGCCGCCCGGCGAATTGATATGGACCTCGACGGGACGGTCCCCGATCCCGCGCAGCTGCGAGGTCACCTTCTTGGCCGTGACCCCGCCGCCCGACCAGTAGTCCTCACCGATGCTGTCGAACATGGTGATGACATTGTCGTCGTAGGCAACGGCGCGGATGCCGGCCGCGTTCTGCCCCCAGCGGTCGAACACCTCCGGCTTGGTGAAAGCGTGAACGTCCTGGCGGATCGGCAAAGGCATCGCGCCCGGTCGGGCCTGTGCCATGACGCGGGGCATGATGCGCTTGCGCATGTCGGGTTCCTTTAAGGGTCGAACTGCGGGCCGCCATTGTGGCCCATCATCGGATTGGAAAGATCGTCGCCGTCGGCATGGCGCGGCATATCTAGGAGGTCGCGCACCTCGTTCGGCGTCATGAAGGCCTGATGGCCACCGGCGCCAAGCGCTTTGGCGAAGAACTCGCCCTGATCCTTCATCGAACCGCGGATCAGGGCGCCATAGTTGAACTTGGCCGAGAAGAGATCCTTCTCGTCTTCTTCGAGAAGCGTCCGCTCGATCGCCTGCTGCCAAGCCTCGAACCAGGGATTGAGCGCGAAACGGACGAAGAACTGGCCGAGTACGTCGATGCCCGAGCCCCAGCTCGTCTCGTCCACCATCAGGAGCGGGCGAGGAACGCCGAAGACGCGGGCGATTTCCTCGACCTGCCGTCCCCGGAGTGCGTTCGCCTCCGAATCCTTCACCGAAGGGCCGGCCGCATTGTATTTCGTGCCACCTTCGAGGAGCGGCGTCGAGCCGGCTGTCGCGACGCCAGTATGGCGAGCCTGCCAGGATGTGGTCAGCCGGTCATAGGCCTCTGACGACAGTTCGTTCGGCGTCTCCAACGTGCCGCCGATGAAGCTGCCATTCTTGAAGACGTTGCGCATCGCCAATTCGGCGTCGAGGGCGAGCCGTATCGAATCTGCCGCCTGCTGCACAAGGGAAATGCCCCGCACCCCGTCGAGCGATTGGCCACGCAGATGGAAGACGTCGCGGGCCGAAAACACCCGAACCCCACCGGCCTTCGGTTGGTACTCGTATGAGACCTCCCAGGTCGCTTCGTTGAACTTCGGCGTCATCCGGTCGGGATCAAGCGGTACCAGACGGACGATTTTCTCTCGGCCGGCTGCGATATCACGGGCGCGAACCACAAAGGCATAGGCGTCCCCCTTCGCCAAGGCCCGCAGCTGCATGAGGCTCCGAAAGTCGAAGGCCGACTGCCAGCTGTTCGGTTGGCGGTGCAGGAGCCGATCCAGCGGATGATCGCCGGCCGTTTCCTTGGTCGCGTCGTCGATCAGATGCAGCGGCAGCATGCCGATGGCCGACGAGATCAGCGTCACGCATCGGAAGACGGCCGGGTTTCGGAGGGCCTGGGCCAAGCTGATCGGGCCGTCACCGTAGAGCCCCGCCCCACCCCGCAAGAATTCAAGGAATGCGGGGTCATTGATGTCCTGGAAGACGACGCCGCTCCCTTCCGCTCTCGGCGAGGAGCGCGCCGGCTCGGGCGCCGCCCCACCGAATAAGCGTTGAAAGAAGCCCATCACACCATCCGAATTCCACGCCTCTCATAGGGAGACGATGCCGCCACCTGCGGATTCTTGCTCATGACGACGATGGCATCGAAGAAGGCCATCACCGGGTCGATCTTGGCATCGCCCGCATTCTGTTTCGTCGCGCGGATCGCGGTGGCCGTCGGCTCGATCTTCAGGTTCGACACGCACCACGACATCAGGCTGCTCTTGGCGTGGAGCAGCGTTCCGCTGGCGAGCTTGCGCTCGGCCGTCTTGATCGCGTTCATCATGCCGTAGCCCTGGGGCGCGCCGATCAGCAGCCCCTCGTCGGCTGTCACTCCGATCGTCGAGAGCGCGTCGGCCAGTTCGCCAAGGCCGGCCGGATCGACCGCCACGGCCGCCAGAAGCCGGCGCGTCTTGATGGTCTCGACAATCTCGATGATCTCCGACACGTCGTCGAGCTTGTCGCTGACGATGGTCAGTTCCTTGAGCCTTTCAAAGTCCCGGAGTTGCGAAGCGATGCTCTTGCGCCGCTCCAGCACGCCCTCGTGGCACCAGGCGTGTGCCCAGCAGAGCCAGTTCTGCGTTCCGATCTCGCGGCCGATCACCGCAAGCCCGAACAGATCGTCCAGGCCGCCACCGTCGATGCCGACCACAATCGCCTCGCAGCGGTCCATGATCGTCGCCAAGGCCAAGGCCTCGTCTTCGCGGGCATCCCAGAAATCGGCGCCGGGCCAGCGGTCCGACCGCAGGTTCATGCCGATCTCTTTGTTCAGGTGCTTGGCGAGGAAGGTGTTCCGGGTTTCCGGTGTCTTCGCCAGTTCCTTGCGCAGTTCGTCCTCGAGCCAGTCTTCGCGCACCGACCGGCCCATGTTCGGGTTGGTGATGTAGAAGTTCTTTGGGTCGAGGTGCTCGTCCCGGTCCAGCATCGCCTTCGGGAACTCGTAGATGACCCCGAGGCTTCGAGGGTCGTCGATCTTCCCGTCCCGGACGTCCCGGAAATAGTCCAGCTTCGCCTTGAACACACCGGCCGGCGGGGCGTCGCTCTGTGTCGAGAGCGAGATGATGAAGCCCTCCGGCCTCGACACGAGACCGCCGGTCGCCTCGCGCAGCATCGCGTCGGCATGCGGGCGCTTTCCGAAGAGCCATAGCTCGTCGATCAGCACGAAGGCGCCCTTCTTGCCCGACACCGTGTTGTTGTCGGCGGCGACCACCTTCAGGTTCGCCTTGGTCCGCCGGTGCGTGATCATGCGCAGGTGATCCTGCACATGGCACAGCTTGGTCAGTTCTGGGTTTGCTCGCACCATGTCGGCCGCGGGCTTGAACGAGTTCTGTGCGACCTCGATCGTCGGCGCGAGGATCAGAAGTTCATTCGACGGGCGCCAGTTGCGAAGGAGCGCCGTCAGCATGATGCCGGCAGCTATCGTCGATTTCGAGTTCTTTTTGGAGATATGAAAAAAGAGGCTTTAAATCAGTCGCTTAGAGCGCCTTGTCGCGTCCTTGTCGCGGCTCTGGGGGCCTTATATCGCCGTCGAGACCAAATCCTGGCCGATCTTACGCATGGCTTCCTCGACAATCGCAGGGTCATCGAAGAGGTGTCCATACCGATCGAAGGTCATCGATATGGTGGAATGACCCATGATCGTCTGAATACGCTTTGGCGGCAACCCGGTCTCGATGAAGAGGGACGCCGCGACGTGCCGCAGCTGATGGAAGTGATATTTCCCCCGCGCGAAATAGCGGGTCTCCGCACCCTTCTCTTTCGCGTCCGCAAGAACGCGGCGCTGTAATCGGCCCCAGCTTTGCTGAATGCAGGCCGGCTGGACCATCCGCCCCCGATTGCCGACAAACACCAGACCCTCTTCGCTCTTTGCGGCACTCGCCAACTTCCACCGCTTGAGTTCCGGCGCAAGGGCGGGCGCGATCGGAACGTCGCGAATGCCGGCATGGCTTTTGGTTTCCCCGATCCTGCCGAATTGATCCGCCGATCGTCTGACCCGAATGATCCCCGCGGCAAAATCAACGTCGTCCCATCGCAAGGCCCGAAGCTCGCCTTGGCGAAGGCCCGTGAAAACGGCTGTGTAGACCAGCGGCCGAAGGTAGCGCGCCACCCCACCCATGCCGAGCACATCGCCGGATCGCGCCAGAAGCTCGCGAAGCTCGTCCTTGGTCGGGATTTCCTTTCGTTTGGGCCGGGTGCCGGGAATACGAATATCCGCCTCGACCATGATGTTCCGGCCAACATGCCCCATCGTCACGGCATGTTTCAGGCACATGCGGAGGATCGCCGCGAGGTGCTTCAAAAGCGCATGGGAACGCGGCTTGGCAGGATCATAGGCGAGGTCGTCAAGGAACTTCTGGACCCGCCGCGCGGTCAGGTCGGTCAGGAGAGTCGTTCCAAACGCCGGCCGAAGATGGACGTCCGCCAGACAACGGAAATTGCGTGCCGTGTTGTGACGCATCCGATCCCCGACATGAGCGCGGGCGTCACACTTCTTCAGCCAGTTGTCCAACGCCTCAGATAGCGTCACGGTGTCACTGGCCGCGATATGGACGCCGTTTCCCACTTCTGTCTCGACCTGCGTCCTGAAGCGGTCGGCGTCCTTCTTCTTGTCAAAGGTCTTCAGTCGGCGTTTGCCGGTGTTGTCGGTATAGCGAACCACCCAGGCGGTTTTCGTCTCGCCGTTATGGTCCCATTCGCGCTTCGAAACGCTCGCCATTCTCTCTCTCCAATTTCGTGAAAGGGAGACCGGCCGGCACGAGGCCGGCCGATCGTCGGGTTTCAGAAGTGCGAGACTTCTTCGCGTTGCGCCTCTTCGCGTTCGTCGGCGCGCGGGTCGCCGTCATGCCGGCCGATGGCATAGGTGCTCGACCAGCCGAGGCTGGGTTCGCAGTCGCCATCCGGTTCTAGATCGCAGTCGCCGTCGAGTGAATCCAGCCGGTCAATCATGGCGTGGATAGCCGCAACGATCTGACGCCGGCTCGACCGCCCCGTGTCGATGAAGATGAGCGTCATCGCGAGCCCTCCCCCTCGTTGGTGCGGATGCGCGAGTAGTCGAGAAGATCGAGTTGCTTTCGAGCTTCCGTCATCGATGGTGTGATGGGCAGGCCCAGCTTGAACCAAAGCTCGCCAGCCGCGCGCGTCCCGAACACCTGCCGCGCTTCCGAAACGAGGCGGACGCGTGGCCCGTCAGGTTCGTGCGGCTGGTCGCCCGAAGGAATTTCCACCGGAGGCGCGCCGGCCGGCCGATGGAAGTGGCGGGTGAGCACCTGGTAGCATTCGCGCTGGTAGAGGATGACGCGCTCCCGCACCCCCTCGTCCTTGATGCGGCTGGCGTCGATCGTGAACAGCCAACCGTTGACGAGCTCGAGCTTGAGGCAGGTTGTTTCTTGAATGCCTCCCTTCGCCAAAGGGGCGGGTATGATACACGCCCCTTCGGACAGGATGGGATCGCGGCGGATGCGCTGGCGCTGCGCATTCCAATCCACGCCCATCGCATCCACGATGGGTTTCACGGCCACGAACACGCCATCGTCGTTTTCGAAGCTGTAGAGGTCCGTTCCGCGGAAGTTCACCGTGACGAGACGAGAGGTCATGCTGCGCCTCCGTGCTCGGCTAGGTAAGCCTCCATGTAAGCCAGCATCTGGCGAAGCTCTTCGGGCGATGCACGCTCGAACAGTTCCATCATCCTGGCGTAGTATTTGATCGTTCGGCAGCGATGCCGCGTCTCTTCGCTGTAGGTGGCCCAACGGTGCGCCAAGTCGGCGGGCCACCATTCGGGCGCGGCCAGAGGATCGAGCGCGCCGACAGGAGCGAGTGCGGGCAGAGACGCTATGACCGCGCCGGCCGTGAGGAAGCGAAGTGTCTGGCGTCGGGATATGGCTTTCATGCCGCCGCCCTCCGCCGCGCTTCGTTATCCGCTCGAAGCGCCCCTTCGAATTCTTCCTGCATTTTCCAGACCGCATCCCGAGCCTGGAGAACCGTTTCGAGAAGCGCCCTCTTGTTCACCTCATCGAGCGCGACCTCACCCGCGTCCGTGAGATGGGCTTCGGCAACGGAGGCGGCAATTTCGATTTGGGTTCCGCATTTCACCACGGCGTCTTCGACTTCGCGGAAGCTCGGCCGCGCGGCCTCGGGGGGCTTCGGCCCTACGTCCAGTTGGTGTTCTGCTACAATCGCATCGTAAAAGGCGTCTCGATGCCGACGAGCCGCTTCGGTCGCATTGAGCGCGGCTTCCAACAGCGCGGCGATTTCGTTTTCGGAAACGCCGGTGCGGAGCTTCAAGTTAGATTCGAAGAGATGCCGAACAACCATGAGCAGGATTTCCGACCGCAGATGGAAGAACGTCACGCCGTCTTCGAGGTCGGAGATGCGAGAGAAGGGAACGGCCTTCACGACGCCACCCCGCCAAGACAGAGGGACAGGAGGCCGGCCGTCACCGCGCCCGTCAGTGCGCCGGCCGCAAGGGCGAGCACATAAGCGCGGTTGAGCCTCTGCCGGATCGCGTGCGTCTCGTCTCGCAGGAAGTCGATTTCCCACATCTGCGCGGCCAGCATGGCCCGCGCTTCGGTGAGCCCCGATGCGAGGCCGACCATCGTTGCCGGGGTCGGGCTGACGGAGGGCTCGCAGTAGGTCTGACGGATTTCGGGTTGGGTCATCCTTATGCCCTCCCCCCACGAACGCCGGCAGGGATGGAGCGCCCGCCCACCGCCATTTCCTCGATCCATTGATCGAGGTCGGCTATGCGAGCGCACACCGTATCGCCGATCCGGAACGTCGGGATTTCCCCCGTGGCGATCCTGTGGCTCGTCTGGCTCGGCTTCATGCTCAGGTAGCTCGCGATCGGCTTCGTCCCGTAGAGAAGCCCGGCCGAAGGCGTCTTGGCCCGGTGTTCGGCTTCTAGAACCGCGATCTGCCGTTTCACCTCCTTCCGCGAACTGCGTTGCGCCTCCCCTTCCAGCGCGGCCAGCCGTTCATCCATCTGGCTGATAAGCTCGGCCTGATTTTGGGTCTTGATGAAGCCGCCCGCTGCCGCGCGCTCTTCCTGTTGGCGGCGGAATTCCGCGAAGACGCGAATGATACGCGTCCGCGCGTGATTGGCGACATTACCGGAGATGCAGTTGCAAACGGCCAAGGCTTGAAGCTCTGTGAGCCAGTATGACCGCGCCGGCCGGCCGAGTTGCAATTTGGCACCGGGAATGTCCACCCCACGGAGCCGGCCGAGACCGGACAGCAAGGACCGATGCGACTGGACGAGGGCGCGCACGGCACCTTCATGAACAAGACCCAGCTGCGTGCTGAGGCGCGCGTCGAAGATCCGCCCCTCTGCGCCGAACTCCGTGCTGATGTCGCTGACCATCAGTTGCACCGTGCTCGGCAGATAACCGCTCTTGTAGATGGAGCGGATGTGCGGAGCCGCGCCAATCAGCGCCACGCGCTGGCGCAGTTCCGCGACTTCGGCGGCAAGATGCGCCAGCGTCTGGCGCGCCTCGTCCTCGACCGGCAACAGACCGCGCCGGTAGGCGAGGAACACGTCGATCATCTGCTTTCGGACGGCGGCGGCGGCCGGCGTGCGCGAAAGAGCGCAGATGACGAGCGCCTGGCCTTCGTTCAGCCAGTATTCCTTGCCGGGTCGACCACCGTCCTCGGAGGTTTGGGACACAGCGTCCCGAACCTCTCCATGAGAGGCCAATTCGGGAAGGTTACGGCCGATGATCTTTCGGATTGCGCGCGCCTCCGAGAAGCCGAGCATTTCTCCGAGCAAGAGGTCGCGGACACGCGGCTCACCCGTCCGATCGTCCAGTTGATCGGGTGTGATGGGCGCGCTGGCGTCATGCACCAGCGCGAGATGGGATTTCGTCATGGGATTCGGTCTCTGTAAGAACCGGCTTTCGACGGCCGGGGTTTTTTCCGCCGTGGAAAAAACCTACGCCAACAACGGGCTGGCGCCGGGAGTGTCGAAACACGTCACAGAGAACGTGCCCGACCGCCTTCCCCCCGAAAGGGTCTTGTATAGCGGCCGGACTCCCGGCATAACTTAGCCGTTCGCGCCCGGCTTGGCGGCCGGCACGTTCGTCTCGCAGGTTGAACTTTGGCGAGTTCACTTCTGCGCTCTGTGGCTGACAGGCCAGACCTTGGCGGGTCCCCTGTCGGGAGTTTCGACGCTCCACGGACATGAATGCCTCACATCCCCGGCCGGTTCAACCTCCCCTCCCTTCGGGGGCGCTTTGGCGCGTCTGTGAAAATGGTTTGGTTTGAAATTTACAGCATAAAAAAACCCCGCCGAAGCGGGGCTTTCTCGTTTCCAACTGAACGAACAGTCAGTTCGCGAACTCAAGATCACCGTGATTTTCAGGACCACGATATTCGAGCGCGCGGCGCTTCTGTTCCGGACCGAGACCAGCAAAAAAACCAGTCATCGGACGCTCCGGCCCACATGCGAGCTGCGGTTCCTTCAGCTCTGGTGCAGGAGAAGGCAGGACGCGATGCATGAGACGTTCCAATTTACGAACTGCACTCATCATCAAACCTCCTTCCTAAAATATGCTGAACGATTTTTCGGTCGTTCTTCAACAAAACCATACACACCGATATAGAGTTCCGCCAGCGTGTCATTGATCGGTTGGATACGAATTTCGCGACGGCCCAAGCCTTGCGCATAATTCGCTGCACATTCCAACACGATCAAAACGCGATAGCCGCGCAATGGACAATCCTTGTTTGGATCACCCTCCACGAAACGCACTTCGACGTAATTGGATTTCAAAAGACACAGCGCGACTCCGCAGAGCCTTTCGCCGCACCAAATGGCAATTTCGAGGCGGTTAGGTTCGCGATGCGCACGCTTGATTTCTCGCCAATCGAAATTCACCTCCCCGTTGCGCAGATCGGGGGGCCATTTTTCGATATGTTCCAACACGCGATTCGAGATTTCGGATACCGAAAACTTCACTCCCAAATGGGGAGCAAGCGAAGTCGCCGCAAGCCGCCGGGCGTCTGCACCTTTATCGCCGTACCTTTGCAATGCACCCAGAAGTTTCATCCAAACCGTTCATAGCCGCTCGACGGGGAACACCTGACCTACCCTTTTCAGGGCTTCCTGTCTGCGCCCCCGCTCACCTCGTTGCCACACTCTTTAATAAAGGATTAAACTTAATATTCCCTTACGGGACAGCAGAGGAAGACCGTACATTGCCCCTAGGCTTGGACTCCACGGAAATGGGCTTGCCGAACGAATACCGTGATCCCGATGACGCCCCGGAATTGACCGACGAGTGGTTCGACCGGGCCGATCTACACGAGAACGGCGTGCTGATCCGCGGCAACGGGTCGGCGCCTGTCGAGAACCATAAAGAGAAAGTCACGCTTCGCCTGGACCCCAATATTGCGACAGCGCTACGCTTCAGGGGCAAGGGTTGTTAGATCCGAGCCAACGACGCACCTCGGAAATAGGTCAAACGTATACAGCAAGCGAATCTAGAGCTGCTGCGCGGCCTTATAATTCATACAGTAGGATTTGCGAAATGAACGGTGATCTCGATGAACAGCTCACGAACATCGCCTCATCTCTTATGCAACAAAGGGACGAGCATGATCGGAAGAAGCGGGAAGCGGCTGAACGGGACCAAGCTGAAAAGGATCGCATTGATGGCTTGCTAAGACAATGGTCTACGGGTTTCATACCCGAATTGAAGCGTGTAGTCGAAGACGTGGTGAGTCGACTTCACGGCACGGTACTTATCAGAGTCCATGAAAATGCTTATGGCCCACGAACAGCGGCTGTTAGCTTTGGGCGAAACTTCGAAAGCGTGACCCCCTACAACCAGAAATACTTTCTAGGCCCCGATGACTTTATTTATGTTGAAACACGACGCGGTAAAGATTTAGGGCAAATGCCCGTCCATCATGATAAACTTTTCTCCGTCTCTGCGATCAACGCAATCAAAATCAAGCGCGCTTTGGTCGATGCCGTGACATTGCTTCGAAACGAACCGGCGTAGCTGTGTTTTCCCAAGGGTTATGATAATCATGCAGGACAACAAACCGCAAAGCCGGCCTGTTGGTTAATGCTCGAACAGGTAGGAGGAGTTGGCACTGCTCCTCCTATTTCGCCTTACGCTTTACGCCGGGTAATGGTTGTCGCAGGTGTGCAGCACGATACGCGAGTGGTTTGGAATTATCCTAACCAAATATACACAATACAAAATATTTAAGACAAGGTTTGATAGTGTCGAATTACCAAAATTAAAGACGTTCTTTTATTTTACGCTCCCTCATAAATTCTAAGGGGGATTTGTGCAAACGACGATGCTGCCCTAGGAGAGCGATCCTTTAGTCTTTGCAGAGCACAACGGCAAAGCGCTATTGTAAACACACATGCCAAGACAAAGTTCGGCAGCTCATCAACTGGAGGCGTATCGATTTCTATATCCATCGGATCACGAGTCCACTGACCGGCGAGTCTCGAAAGGGCTTCACGCCTAGAGCGATTTAGATTCAGTGGGCTCCAAACGCCTTTTCCGTGCCTATATTGTATCTCGTTCCTCACGGAGCTCAACCAACTTGCTCCGCCACCTTTCCTGAAAATCCTTCGCGCAGCCTCAACCTTTCGAAGCACATCCCGCGCATCATTTTTGTCCAAATTACTAAGGACGAGCGTTTCGGAAAATTCTGAGAGTATTCCATCGAATAGTTCCCAAAAAGCTTCATGGGCGCCTCCGACACGGCCTCGCGCCTGAATCATGGTGAAGCCGGTTTGCTTAGTATTCATTTTGCAGCTGTAGAGGCCACCCGACAAAGCAAAGTTCACCATAGTTCCACGAGCATTCAGCAATGATTTAATATGTTGAACATGCTTATTTTCGAAATACGTGCAGCTATGCCCCATAAGGCGTATCAAACCATGCCCACTATAGAATGATGCATAGTATAATCTAATCAAAGCCCAAGGCAGTGAATTAGCGTCTTCGATTGCTCCAACCAAACCTGACATTGTAGTAAAAGAAGCTGACGCAAGTCGAGATGCGTCACCACCAAATGCTTCCGCTATAAAGGCTCCTTCGCGGAAATCGATACTAACTTCTTCCGAAGCGTCATCAATGTCCAAATCATAGCCAGACTTTGGGCCGATAAGGATCGTGTCAGACATATGCCGAACAGACGGACGACCGCTTAGTGCGAATAGTCCACGCGCAATATTGGGTTGCAATGCGTCTGCGATAAGAGACATGGCCCTATGAGCCCATGCCAATCGTAAAACCCGACCGCATAGCCTTTTTGAATATATCTACTAGTGACGTTGGGCTTTTACCAGGGTTTGCCAAGTCAGCCTTTCGCACACGCTCGAACATCGGCCGCAGTATTTCACTGAAATTATCAATAGAAAACTCCGCACCATGCCTATCGGCAACTCGTTCCGCGACGGCAGGAAACAGGATGACGAGAGCTTTAAACATAACGGGGTTCACAATAAGGTCCGCCACGCCATTTTGCCTCATTCCACCAAGGCAAGAATGCAAATAAGCCGACATAACTTGATAAACATACCCAGCACTTGCGCCTGAGAAAGTTTCTAGAATAGGCTTAAGTGCTCCGTTGAACGTAACGCGAGATATCTTACCTTTTTTTCTTTCGTAAGGGCTCATCAGCCCGAAAAGCGGGCTATCAGGCTCGACGTTGAAGAGGTCAAAAACGTCACGCATCAGCGCTTCCGAGTCTGACTCAGTTTCTGCCATGCGCTTGATGTCTAGAATTAACTCATTTGGAACAGGCCGTTGCTTCGTATTGATATCCATAAAAAGACGAGCTTCTTCAGTTCGAGAAAGCCCGTTATAGATTACGACAGGTACTCGAAGCTTCGACGTGGCGAGCTTAAAACCGTAAACTCGATGCTGACCATCAAGAATCAAAAAAGCCCTACTCCCCACTATAAAGTTCAGCGTACGGTTTGGGCGGTTGTATTGTAGGTCGGCCTCTGGCTGTGCTGAAAGCACAATCGAGCTAGGTATTGTTCCGGTTCCACTATCTATGTATGCGGCTATATCGCGCGCTCGTCTTTCGTCCAAGGCTCGCTGGAATCCCTCGTCGGGGTCAGCATAACGCGGTTCCACCATACAGCACTCTGCCAAGACATCACTTGGCATTGACAGCGTATAGAAACGATGACTTCCCTGACTTAGCAGGCTAGCCGTATAGCTACCTCTTTCAGGCGACTTTTGGTTTTCACCTGTGCCCGAGATTGAATCAGGTATGGGATCGTCAGCTTCGATGTTCGACACGTTGCCCTCATGCTGGCTGCATCATAGTGGCAAAACCAAGTGCAAGCCTTTAGACTGTCTTTTTGCATTTCCAATCGTAAATTAGCAACCTCTGGTGGCGTTGAATTCATTCTCGAAGGAACGCAGTGATCCGGCTCTAGTGCGGATCAGATAATCAAGTGGCAACGCGTCGGTTCATGGGGTGGACCCCGTTTCACCGGACAGGCGGCGTTTGGGTTTAGGCACTGAGCCTGATTCCTCGGAAGTCCGATCCGGCTGCCTCGCCTTCTGCCGCCCCGATGGGAGACCACCGGGGCGGCTTCAAATCAGGAGGCAGACACCTTCATGACGAGGATCGCGTTCGGGTCCATCACGCCGCCGCCGACGCGCTTCGTCGTATAGAAGCCGACGTACGGCTTGACCGTGAATGGATCGCGGAGGATGCGGATACCCGTCCGATCGTTGATGACATAGCCCAGCCGGAAGTTGCCAAAGGCGATCGGCAGTGTGTTCGCTGCGATACTCGGCATGTTTTCATCGATCGTCACCGGATAACCCAGCAACGTAGGGGGCTGGCCTTCGATGATGCTCGGACGCCACAGGTAGTTGCCGCCCGCATCCTTGAACTGCGAGATGGCCGATGCGCTGTTGGAGTTCATGAGCCAGGTCGCGCCCTGCCGGTAAGGGGAGCGCAGAGCATAGACCATCTTGATCAAGGCATCGGGCGTGACGGCACTGGCGTTGCCGCTCGGCGTCGTGGCGATCGGGCCGCCCGGATGCTCGTTTTCGGAGACACCGCCTACAACGTACGTCAGGAACCCACGCGGTTTGTTCAAGCCGTCGCCGGCAATGAAGGCGATACCTTCCTGACGCTCGAATTCGGAACCCAGTTCGGTCGTGAACCACTCTTCGAGTTTGAAGTCGGCGTCGTCCACCAGTTGCTGCGACACCATCGGGAACGCATAGATTTCGCCATGCGGGAAGGTAATGGGCTTGAGCGCCGCCGTGGCCGTTTCGGGGCGGGGGGCGGTTTCCCCGACCCAGCCCGAGCCCCACGCGCCCGAATTCCAGATCGTTGAGTAGGCGCGGACGGAGGTTTCCACCACGTTCGCGATCTGACGGAACGGGCTGGCCGCGCGCTGCGCCTTCCGCACCTGCCGGTCCCATTCCGAAGGTGCGAGATACCCGCCAGCCTCGTTCACACCGGCCGACATGGCAGCGTTGATACGCTGGCGTTCGCCTTCGCGGTTCGCCACCTGCAACTGCATCTGATCCATGCCGGATCGCGCATAGGCGATGAACGACTGTGTATATGCCGGGTCAGGCGCGGGGCCGAGCGCGCCAGTATCCGGCATGATGCCGCCACCCAAATGGAACGCTGCCGCTCTTTCGGTCATGCCGTCAAGGGAAGCTTGAAAGTTGCCGAACCGCTTATCGACGGTTCCCTTGAACGCCTCGAAGGCTTCCAAAAGCTCGACCGACATTTTCACCGGGTCAGGAGCGGCACGAGGCGGGATGCAAACGGCAGCCGGGCGCGAGTGGAGATGGGCAGAAAGCGCAGCCAAGCCGCGCGTGGAAATTTCCGGGCGCATAAGCCCTCCTTGGATTCGGAAATTGAAGAAGGTCCGCGCGCTTTTGGCGTGCGAGGGGAGACAGACCGGCGATAGCGAGCATCGCGAAACGGCGTCTCAGGGCAGCGCCTGGCGTACCCTCATGCTTTGGAATTCACCGGCAGCGCCCGGCGTACCCATGAATTCCAACTTGCTTGATTATGCCGCTTAGCGGCTCCCGAGGCAAATGGGGTCAGTTGCCCCGCGCCTGGGTCATCTCGGAGGCGACGAACTGCAGGGTTTCAGCGGCGGAGCCGGGCCCGTCTTCCAGCTCGATCAGCGCCGCCCCGCAAGCGACCATCGATCTCGCGATGACGCTCCGGGGGAGCCCCTGCGCCAACCACGCGTTCGTCGTACGCTCGAGGAATGCCAGCGCTGTTTCCTGCGCCCAATCCTGCGATGTGTTTTCGGGTTCACGTTCGGCCATAGCCGGTCCCCTTTCGTTGTTTGAGTAAGCGGAAGGCGCGCAGCAGGTGCGCACCCCAATGAGCGCGTGCCGCCCTGTTTCTCAGGGCCTACGGGCTACGCGTGGTCTGGGAGGTACGCAGGGGAAAAGGTGCGTACCGATATGCGCACCAAGGCAAAGCCTTATTGAGCAGAGGTTTCGGGCCGTATCGCAGGTACGCAAATCGAAAGTACGCACCCTGTTTTCGTGCAGGGGGATTAATTCTGCGAATGGGATCCCCTGCGGTTCAGCCCCCCTTCGGGCTGGATACTTTGGATGCCCCCTCCTCCCCTATGGAGCGGATCTCTGACTGCCCGCCGCGCCAGCGCCTTCAATCCTACTATCGCACCAGTCATGCGATGCCAGGGAAGCGGCCGTGCTTGAATTGGGGGCGCAACTGATGGGCCGCGGGCTGGCTACGCGTCACGCTGCCCCGGAATTAAACCGACAAGAGGCATAGCCAGATCGAAACGTTACCGCTTCACAATCCATCTCGAGCAAGGACCTAGTATGAGCATCATAGGTGGAAGGTGTGAAACTGCTTCTTTCAGTCGTTACCGAAACGTTGGAGACGCGATATGGGAAGCTCTTCACCATTTGGGTGTCGTTCGGTGCTTTCGCGTTCATCACGATCAGCATCTCATATCTGTTCGAACTGTGGGCAACACCAGCGCTATTCGACTGTCGCGCATTTTCAAAAAACTATGCGGCGTTTGTGGATTTCACCTTCGCACGTCTCCTTATTGCTAACTGGTGCATCTCTGCGTTTTTCCTTGCTTGGACCAAGGCAGGTAGACGCTTTCTCGCCAAGATTGGCGAATGGGCTGAAGACGCCTTGGCAGCGCTTTTTGGCGCATTCATAGGGGTCTCGCTCCTTTCCGTCATTGTGAACGATGATCGGGCGTTTCTCTTTATGGCACTTTTTTACAGTACAGAAGTATTGTTTATCGACCTCACCATCAGGTATCTTATCGCGCCTATGTTCGAAAAACCCTCGCGGCTCGCATTTATATGGATTTTAGCTTCCCCCATATTCTCTCTCATGTGCTTACTCGACCCAGTTTACTATCCATGGAAAAGTCCAACGGCACCTACTCCCATTAGTGAATGCGTGGTGGGGCAGCCGAACGGCGCGTTCTGATTAGACCTCGTTGGATGCAGAGCCCCGTGCCTACATTTCCCAAATGGCCCGGCGCTCTGGCTCGAAGCGGTTGAGTTGGTCGCGCTCGATCGCGCCTTGCTCGCGCGCCAGCTTCTCAGCTTTCGACAGGATGCGGCGCGCCGGCTGCCACGTCTCGTCAGCGTCGAAGAGGTCGCCAATGTCGGGGCGCTCCCCCTCGCCCACGCATCCGGGTATCCAGATGCTGCGAGCCGGGAACACCCCACAGGCGACGAGGCGGCGCGCCTTCTCCTTCGTAATGTTCATTTCAAGGATCTTCGAGCGCGGCATTCGGTAGGCGTAGAAGCGGGATGCACCGGGCGCGTCATTCATGGGCGCTGGTCTCGCTTACCGCCCTCACCTGCTTCATCGCCTTCGTCGCCTCGGCAACGCGAGCGTGCGCGCCCGTGCTCTCGATCGGCGGCAGTCCACGGCGTGAGGCTGCGCCTGCCGTCAGGCGGCGGACACGCTCCCTCACCCGCTCCATTTCCTCGGGCGTCGGCTGCGGCTCGGGCTCGGGTAACTCAACCTCGGGCAGGCTCACGAGCCAGGCGAGCCGATCATGCTCAAGCCGCCATTCGCCCTCAATCGCACGGGTCAGTTTTGACACTTCGGCCGGCGTCGGTGCGAAGGTGCGCGATAGCTCGGGCGGTGCCTCGTCCCGCAACAGGCGGCGCACGGCCTCCCGAACAGCGGGCTCCGAGCGGCCGGGGAGCGCGATCAGGAACCCGTCATAGGTCTGTTGCTTGGTCGCGCTCACGTCCCGCGCCTTAAACGAGGTGTGAACCTGCCCCGCTACCCAGGCGACAATCTGCCCGCCGTCCTCGGGAACGGGTTGCGCCAGCCGGCCGGCAATGTCGGCCATGGTGTGGGCGATGGTACGGCGCTCCGCCTGCGTGAGGCCACAGCCGGCCGGATAGACGTAAGCGCCTGCATCAAGGCGGATCGTGCGCGCTTCGATTGCGACGCTCAGCGAATTGCCGGCGGCGGCGTTCGGCTTCCTCTGCGAACATGCTGCCGGCGTCGATGGCGTCGGGATCAGCGGACCCAT